AAAAACACCAGTGCTTCCTGTTGCGTATACACCACTATTTTGCCATATCTCTGCTCTGAAGTAGAGAGGGTTGCCAGTCGTGTTCCCCGCAACCGTTAAACCTGCGGACATAAAGTAAATACCAACGAGCGGCGGGGTCAAGATGCCGAGTGAAGTGTTGTACGCCATGCTATAACCGCTGTTAACGATCGACAGAGGAATCGCCGTGTTGGTGCTATTGTTAAGCGCTGGCGCAGCGGCTGTTTGGCCGATGAAATAAGGTTTTTGATATAGAAAAGTCGTGTTATTGGCAACATTATTCCAATCCGTGACTGACAGGATTTCTCCTGTCGCGTGAATGGTCGGTACGTTCCATGATGCCATTGTTATCTCCCATTTTCTGCGGTTGCTTGTGCAACCAAGTCTTCAATCGTTTCGCCAACGTCCCAGTTTCTTGCTAATAAAGTCCGGAGATTCAGCGCTTCTTCAATTTCCTCTATGTTGTCTGGCCACACAACAGGAATCCATTGACCGCCTGTTTGGCCGTTGTTGCAATCAACGCACCAAAAAAATTGGTCAGAGAAGGAAGCGTACTGTGCACCCGAGCATGGTGATAAAGGACATGTTACAAGCCAGCGACCTTGATTGACGATTGCGTAAGCAGCGTAATCTGTTGCACTAACGCGGTTCTCAATCACTTGCCATTTTCGTTCAGGAGACATTTGACTTGAGCGCCAAACTACAAGTTGGGCCGACGACCAGTGGCTCGGCTCTTGTCGATTTTCAAGAGTGTCAGTAAACATCCTTGTTTGACGAACCAACTCGGCAACATGATCGTCGTAGATTTTTGCACCCTGCGCAGGGTCTTGAACTTTCAACCGATTGATCTCTTCGACCAAACGATCCATTTCAGCAAGTCGAGGATGCCGAACACGAGGTTTGTAATGATCATGAGTCTCGGCGTGGGGGTAAGAGGGCGTTTTCATTTTTCTCCTAAAGGGTCAACGATCCGTAGCCAGTCGCGCCATAAACGGCTCCGAACTGATATGTTCCAAGAATAGTCGGATACAAAAGAATTTCGAATGGGCTCAACTGCCACGTTGTATCCCATGTTGGACCAGTCAGATCAACTGTATCTTCTATTGATTCAATAACTAGGTCTTGCGCGAACGTGCTACTTGGAGTTTGCCCGGTGTAGTCAATGGTAATTCGATCCAAAAGCCCACGACCGAGCATCTGAGGAATGTTGTTGCCTTGGTTCGCTTGTGATTGAACTTTCAAAGATTGAATACGAATTTTTGGTTGCCAATACCACGCTAAGTAATTTTGTGCAGTTGCTAACGCGTCGTAGTCATAATACTGCTGTAAAGAAGTTTGGCCTTGCAAGGTTCGTGTACCGTATGCTTGTGCAGAGACAGAGGCCAGCACGTTGGTAAAACCATTAACTTCTTGCAATGTCGCACCCGTTCTGCCCGACTGAACTTGAACATCGTTCCAAACATCAAGATCGTCAGAAATAATTTTTAATTGGTCGCCGCTGTAGTGATACGAGGCCGCTTGGGTGTCCGCAAATACCGCTTGAGAAGTATTGGATGTTGAATTGAGATATTGATACTGGCGATTAAACGCGCGTATAAAACCGTCTGGACCTTGAAAAATAAGCCCGGGCTCACTTGCTGACATCGTTTGCATGTAGTTAAGTCCTGAGCCTTGTGTAATTGGTTGAGTTTCAGGATATAAAACTGTTTTAAAGGGATAAGGCACTTCTAACGTCGTCAACGGATTCAATCCAAGAATTGTAAGTATTTTGTTCAGTCGAGCGGTTACAGCATTGCCATTCGCCGCGCCAATTTCAGGATTCTGAAACCAGACACCTAGATTGAAGTGACTAGAAATCTGCGCCTGCGTCAAGTTCATGTCTGCGTACAAGGCAACATTTGCCAACAGCACTGGTGCAGGTTGCGGAATAAAATTGGGCGCTACGTTCCAAGGCGGGAAACCAGCGTTGGTTGGTGATGTTCCAAAAGTAATGCCGGTTACGTTTGCCGGTGCGACTGACGCTGCGGAAACTGAACCAGACGTGGAGAACAACTGAATGTTGGGACATGGATAGCCGTCGAACCAAACGCTTGCTCCAACATTGTTCGATGCGACTTTGTCAACATTGACAACGACGTGGTGAAACATCCCATCCCACGGATTGTAATTACCGGGGATTTGCGCTGCGGCATAACCTGTACTTGAGTTTCCTATGAAAACACAGTTGTTGAAGGGTATGTTTTGAGTTGCTATGCCACCTGAGTAGTAAGTCCAGATAACAGAGCCGAGTTGAATCTCGAACGCCGCTGGTGAAGACGTCGAGCCGGTAGCGTGCATCAAAATTGCGTTTTGAACAGTTTGAGCGGGAACCCCAAGTGTGAGAGTTGCGACGGGAACGCTCGTGCTGTTCCATCCATACCAACACTCGAACGACCACTGAGACGTAGACGAGAGAGGCGTTGCTTGTATTGGTGGTTGAACGGAATTATTTAGTGTGTTGATGCCACCGTTCGGGGTTTTAGAGCCTGCGGTTAAGTCAATCGAAGTTGACGAGTCATAAAGAAATGGCCCAGCCGAACCGAAAATTGGGGTTCCATTGTCACCGGAAATCAATGAACCTGTGTAGTTGTTACCAGAACTGTCGGCAACATCAAAATTGCCGGGGGGATTATTAAGTTGATAAAAAAGATTGAGATTACTTCCGCCATCCGACTGAACCAACGCAGCGTAAAGGTTGGTTGAGAGATATTTCAATGAATGGAGTTGGAAAATGTCATAACAAGTAATTTGAAAATCAACATCAAGAACATTTTGAAAAGTTGGGATGATTGATTGAACGTAGCCAAAGTACTTATTGTAGGTAATGCCACCCCATGCAGCAGTCACCTGTAGCGGGTTCATTGGCTTTAACCCGCTGTTTGTCGGAATAGGATTTGTTTGAGGATTTACGCTTGCCGCTACACTTGCGCTACCGTAATAAAGAAATGAGTTTGTATTCCACGGATTAAATGATCCGTCGCGACCATCAATGGTGATTTGTGCCATCGAAGCCTGTATCCGATCCAACTCGTGCTGACGACCAAACGGGCCAAGTTTCATTGATAGAACGTACGTAGAAATGTTCACCCAGTAACCACGATTGGAAAGAACCGAGCCATAGTCTGTTGTTGGGCTGATTTGTACAAGTGTTTCGGGAAACCGAAGACGAGGATTGAGACCAGTGTTGCCCGGACGAAGCATCGCGTTGCAACCGACGTAGTAGATGGTGTTCGTGCTCGCACTTGTAAGTGCCCAATTAGGCACTGCTGCTGTTGAAGTGCTTTGCGTGCCGTAGCCAAACAATGCAGTGCTAGTCAAGCCACCGAAAGAACCGATCGAAGCGCTTGATCCAACTGTTGCTAATGATGCTGAACCAACACTCGCACCGACAATCGTTGGCGAAGACACAGTGCTTTGAGCAAGTAATGCTGACACCAAAAACTCTCCGCCAACACGCGGATCAACAGAAGCAGAAGTAATAGTCGTGTTGCCGACCGACGCGGCTGATACCGATGCGTCTGTCTGTGCCCAGCAGTCGAGCGGATCTACGTAGTACGCACCCGCTAACTCATCAATCACTATGTAGCATGTTGAGGTCGCGTTGTTATTTAAGTTCACGGTTATGGCCGTACTACCAACCGAAGCGGCTTGTACGCCTCGCGCATACCAAAGTTCAACATTCCCAACACTCGCGGAGTAGGAATAAGTTGACGCTGCTTTAATCCAAGGATTGCCAGCATTGTCTGTTATCGAAGGTACTGAAACCTGTGCAGGAAAAAAGATGGCGGCAATAAGAGTATTTCCAGCAGACACACTAGCGACCGTTGCCGTAGCGGACGAAACGTTTGTGGCGGTAACTGTGGTTCCTTTTACGCGGGTGATAGCCATAATTATCGCGGAATGGATAACGTACTTGTACCAGTAGAAGTCGCAGTCTGAGTACCACCAGCGTAGCGACCCAGCGCGGTCCCAGTTGATCGTGCGTTCTGCAACTGATATTGAGTAACCGAAGTTGCAATCGTACGTCCATCAACTTGTATCGGAGTTGTTACGTGCAAAACCGTTGATGAGTGTGGGGTTGTTTTTGGGGCTATTCCAACTCCGTTTGGTGAACCGCCAAAACTCCCGAGGCCAGACGTTCTGGAAATATTCTGCCCATTAACGTTAATAGTTGCGGTTTTGCTACTACCACCTAGACCAAGCCAACCAAGCACGTCGTTAAACCAATTTTTTACGTCTGTCCAAACATGTTTCATGCCGTTCCACAAACCCGTGATGATTTTCTTACCTACCTTCCACAGCCAAGTTCCTGCGTCTTTGAAAAAGCCAAGCACCGCATTCCAGCCATCCTCTGCTAATTTTTTTATTTCTTTCCAAACTCCTTTTAGCCAATCTCTTGTTCCGTTCCAAACCCCCTTGAACATAGAAACAAAAGAGTTGAACGCTCCAACGAAGAAGTCTTTAATGGCATTCCACACTTGAAGGACGAAGTCCTTGATGGCGTTCCAGACTGCTATGAATGTATTTTTTACGGCGTTCCAAGCAGCACTCCAATTTCCTGAAAAAATAGCAATAACAACTTTTATGAAACCGCTGATGATGGCCCACGCAATTCGGACAACCATCATGATTGCATCCCATGCAATCTTGAACACTGTCTCGATGACGCTCCATCCAATTTTCAAATTGCCAATAATCATGTCCATCCCCGCTTTAAGCAAAGGTATGATTGGCTTGAAAAATTTATAGATGGCCTCCCAGATTTTGATGAAGAAGTTTTTCACTGGCCCCCATGCTTTTATAAGCAGTGCCACTAGAGCGATGACACCAATCACGATACCAGTAATCGGAAAGAATACGTACGCGATCGCGATCCCAATCGCGGCAAGAACAGCAATCAAAACGGGTTTGTGTTTTATTAGCCACTGAAACGCTTTTGCAATTGCTTCACCCATTGTTTTGAACGCAGGTTTAAGAAATTTAATTGCCTCGCCTAATGCGTGGAACCCGGGCTTAATAAACTTTACGCCGTCATGGAGTACTTTCATAATTTTAGGCCAATGCTCCGATATCCAGTTGGCCACGTCCGCTAACTTTCCAGCGAATTTAACAACATACGGCATAATTTTTGTACCGAGAAGTGTTCCAAAATCGTGCATTGAAGTTTTAATTTTTTCTATTTGTCCACGCATCGTCCCGGTTGCTCTTTCCGCCGCCGCATGAG